TGTGTCTGATGAGGAGTGGCTGTTTCTCATGGATGCTGCGGTGATTCATGATGTGGTGTGGCGTGAGGGCAGGGCTGACCTTGTGGCTTCGCTTCGTGCTCATGTGAAGGCTTTTATGGGCATGTTGGATAGGTATTCGGTTGATGTGGTGTCTGGTGGCCGTGGTGGTGGTTCTGCGGTGGCGATGATTGACCGGTATAGGAAGCGTAGGGGGGGCTGAGTAGGTGTCTGGTGTTGTTGGTTCTCAGGTTCCTCGTCATCGTGTGGCTGCGGCGTATTCGGTGTCTGCTGGGGGTGATGCTGGGGAGTTGGGTCGTGCGTATGGGTTGACGCCTGATCCGTGGCAGCAGCAGGTGTTGGATGATTGGCTTGCTGTGGGTGGTAATGGCAGGCTTGCTTCGGGTGTGTGTGGGGTGTTTGTGCCTCGCCAGAATGGCAAGAATGCTATTTTGGAGATTGTGGAGTTGTTTAAGGCGACTATTCAGGGTCGCCGTATTTTGCATACGGCTCACGAGTTGAAGTCGGCTCGTAAGGCGTTTATGCGGTTGCGTTCGTTTTTTGAGAATGAGCGGCAGTTTCCGGATTTGTATCGTATGGTGAAGTCGATTCGTGCGACGAATGGCCAGGAGGCTATTGTGTTGCATCATCCGGATTGTGCCACGTTTGAGCGTAAGTGTGGTTGTCCGGGTTGGGGTTCGGTGGAGTTTGTGGCTCGTTCTCGGGGTTCTGCTCGCGGGTTTACGGTTGATGATTTGGTGTGTGATGAGGCTCAGGAGTTGTCGGATGAGCAGTTGGAGGCTTTGCTTCCTACGGTGTCTGCGGCTCCGTCTGGTGATCCGCAGCAGATTTTTTTGGGTACGCCGCCTGGGCCGCTAGCGGATGGTAGCGTGGTGTTGCGTCTTCGTGGGCAGGCTTTGTCGGGTGGTAAACGGTTTGCGTGGACGGAGTTTTCGATTCCTGACGAGTCTAATCCGGATGATGTGTCGCGGCAGTGGCGGAAGTTGGCTGGGGATACTAATCCTGCGTTGGGTCGGCGTCTGAATTTTGGGACTGTGTCGGATGAGCATGAGTCGATGTCTGCTGCCGGGTTTGCTCGGGAGCGTCTTGGCTGGTGGGATCGTGGCCAGTCTGCTTCGTCGGTGATTCCGGCTGATAAGTGGGTCCAGTCGGCTGTGGATGAGGCGGCTTTGGTTGGCGGCAAGGTGTTTGGTGTTTCGTTTTCTCGTTCTGGGGATCGTGTCGCGTTGGCTGGTGCTGGCCGGACTGATGCTGGTGTTCATGTTGAGGTGATTGATGGGCTGTCGGGGACGATTGTTGATGGTGTGGGCCGGTTGGCTGATTGGTTGGCGGTTCGTTGGGGTGACACTGAAAAGGTTATGGTTGCCGGGTCTGGTTCGGTGTTGTTGCAGAAGGCGTTGACGGATCGTGGTGTTCCGGGTCGGGGTGTTGTGGTTGCCGATACTGGGGTGTATGTGGAGGCGTGTCAGGCGTTTTTGGAGGGTGTAAGGTCTGGGAGTGTTTCTCATCCTCGTGTTGATTCTCGCCGTGACATGTTGGATATTGCTGTGAGGTCGGCTGTGCAGAAGAAGAAGGGTTCTGCGTGGGGTTGGGGTTCCTCGTTTAAGGATGGTTCTGAGGTTCCTTTGGAGGCTGTGTCTTTGGCGTATCTTGGTGCGAAGATGGCGAAGGCTAGGTGGCGTGAACGGTCTGGTAGGAAGCGGGTGTCTGTGGTATGAACTCGGATGAGTTGGCTCTGATTGAGGGCATGTTTGATCGTATCCAAAGGTTGTCTTCGTGGCATTGTCGCATTGAGGGCTACTATGAGGGCTCTAATCGGGTGCGTGATTTGGGGGTTGCTATTCCGCCGGAGTTGCAGCGTGTGCAGACGGTGGTGTCGTGGCCTGGTATTGCTGTGGATGCTTTGGAGGAGCGTCTGGATTGGCTTGGCTGGACGAATGGTGACGGCTACGGTTTGGATGGTGTGTATGCTGCGAATCGGCTTGCTACGGCGTCGTGTGATGTTCACCTTGATGCACTGATTTTTGGGTTGTCGTTTGTGGCGATCATTCCCCAGGGGGATGGCACGGTGTCGGTTCGTCCGCAGTCACCCAAGAATTGTACTGGCCGGTTTTCGGCTGACGGGTCTCGTTTGGATGCTGGCCTTGTGGTGCAGCAGACGTGTGATCCTGAGGTTGTTGAGGCGGAGTTGTTGCTTCCTGATGTGATTGTTCAGGTGGAGCGGCGGGGGTCTCGTGAGTGGGTGGAGACGGGCCGTATCGTGAATGTGTTGGGTGCGGTTCCGTTGGTGCCTGTTGTGAATCGTCGCCGTACTTCTAGGATTGATGGCCGTTCGGAGATTACGAGGTCTATTAGGGCTTACACGGATGAGGCTGTTCGCACACTGTTGGGGCAGTCTGTGAATCGTGATTTTTATGCGTATCCTCAGCGTTGGGTGACTGGCGTGAGCGCGGATGAGTTTTCGCAGCCTGGCTGGGTGTTGTCGATGGCTTCTGTGTGGGCTGTTGATAAGGATGATGATGGTGATACCCCGAATGTGGGGTCGTTTCCTGTTAATTCTCCTACACCGTATTCGGATCAGATGCGTTTGTTGGCGCAGTTGACGGCTGGGGAGGCTGCGGTTCCGGAACGCTATTTCGGGTTTATCACGTCTAACCCGCCTAGTGGGGAGGCTTTGGCTGCGGAGGAGTCTCGGCTTGTGAAGCGTGCCGAGCGGCGTCAGACGTCGTTTGGTCAGGGTTGGTTGTCGGTTGGTTTCCTGGCTGCCCGGGCGTTGGATTCGAGTGTTGATGAGGCCGCGTTTTTTGGTGATGTGGGTTTGCGTTGGCGTGATGCTTCGACGCCGACTCGGGCGGCTACGGCGGATGCTGTGACGAAGCTTGTTGGTGCCGGTATTTTGCCCGCGGATTCTCGGACGGTGTTGGAGATGTTGGGTTTGGATGATGTTCAGGTTGAGGCTGTGATGCGTCATCGTGCCGAGTCTTCGGATCCGTTGGCGGCGCTTGCTGGGGCTATATCGCGTCAAACTAGCGAGGTTTGATAGGCGATGGCTTCGGGTGCTGTGTCGAGGCTTGCTGCTACTGAGTATCAGCGTGAGGCGGTCAGGTTTGCTGGGAAGTATGCGGGCTATTATGCCGAGCTTGGTCGTTTGTGGCATGCCGGGAAGATGACAGATGCGCAGTATGTGCGTTTGTGTGTGGGGTTGGAGCGTGCCGGCCATGATGGTTCGGCGTCGTTGGCTGCCAGGTTTGTGTCGGATTTTCGCCGGTTGAATGGTGTGGATCCGGGTTTGATTGTGTATGACGAGTTTGATGCTGCCGCCGCGTTGGCTAGGTCGTTTTCGACTATGAAGATTCTTGAGAGTGACCCGGATAGGGTGAATGATACGATTGGTGCGATGGCTGCGGGTTTTGATCGTGCTGTGATGAATGCTGGCCGTGACACGGTTGAGTGGTCTGCGGGTGCGCAGGGTAGGTCGTGGCGCAGGGTGACTGATGGTGATCCGTGCGCGTTTTGTGCCATGTTGGCTACGAGGTCGGATTATACGACTAAAGAGCGGGCGCTTACTACGGGTCATACGCGGCGTCGTAAGCGTGCCGGTAGGCGTCCGTTTGGTTCGAAGTATCATGATCATTGCGGGTGTACGGTGGTTGAGGTTGTTGGCCCTTGGGAACCAAATAGGGCTGATGCCGCATATCAGAGGACGTATGAGAAGGCTCGTGAGTGGGTTGATGATCATGGGTTGCAGCAGTCGCCTGGCAATATTTTGAAGGCTATGCGTACCGTGGGCGACATGAGATGATGGTTTCCGGTTGTGTGCCGCCGGTTATCGGTGCACAGGGTTGTCTCCCGCACGGGGGTCAACAATGTTGTGTTGTTTTCCGCAAGGAGTATAGGGTTAGGCTATGGCCGATCAGAGTGTTGAAGAACAGAATGTTGACAATGATGTTGTGGAGTCCGGAAAGGATAACGGCATTGTTGATACAGTAAAATACGATGGCGGGCAGGAGGTAGCCGACAATCAGTTGAAGAATGAAGGCGAGGGTAAATCGCCGGGGACTGATTGGAAGGCGGAGGCCCGTAAGTGGGAGTCTCGTGCTAAAAGTAATTTCGCCGAGTTGGAGAAGCTTCGTACATCGAGTGACGATTCTGGATCTACTATTGATGAGCTTCGCCGCAAGAATGAGGAACTCGAAGACAGGATCAACGGGTTTGTTCTTGAGGGTGTGAAGCGCGAGGTGGCTTCAGAGTATGGTTTGTCCAGTGATGCGATCGCTTTCTTGTCGGGTGGCGATAAGGAGTCGCTTGCCGAGTCTGCGAAAGCTTTGAAGGGTTTGATCGACCATAGTAGTGGTGGCGCGGGTGTGCGCCGTCTTGCGGGGAGTGCCCCCGTTGATGATGTTAAACGACGTGAGGGTGTCGCGTTTGTGGATGCTCTTGTCAATAATTCTAGGAGATGATTTGTGATGGCTGACGATTTTCTTTCTGCAGGGAAGCTTGAGCTTCCTGGTTCTATGATTGGTGCGGTTCGTGACCGTGCTATCGATTCTGGTGTTTTGGCGAAGCTGTCGCCGGAGCAGCCGACTATTTTTGGCCCTGTTAAGGGTGCCGTTTTTTCTGGTGTTCCTCGCGCGAAGATTGTTGGTGAGGGTGAGGTTAAGCCTTCCGCTTCGGTTGATGTTTCGGCGTTTACTGCGCAGCCTATCAAGGTTGTGACTCAGCAGCGTGTAAGCGACGAGTTTATGTGGGCTGACGCGGATTACCGTCTCGGGGTGCTTCAGGATCTGATTTCGCCTGCCCTGGGTGCTTCGATTGGTCGCGCCGTGGATCTGATTGCTTTCCATGGTATTGATCCGGCTACGGGTAAGCCTGCTGCGGCTGTTAAGGTGTCGCTGGATAAGACTTCGAAGACGGTTGATGCCACGGATTCTGCTACGGCTGATCTGGTTAAGGCTGTCGGGCTGATTGCTGGGGCTGGTTTGCAGGTTCCTAACGGTGTCGCCCTGGATCCGGCGTTCTCGTTTGCTCTGTCGACTGAGGTGTATCCGAAGGGGTCTCCGCTTGCCGGTCAGCCGATGTATCCTGCCGCCGGGTTTGCTGGTTTGGATAATTGGCGTGGCCTGAATGTTGGTGCTTCTTCGACTGTTTCGGGTGCCCCGGAGATGTCGCCTGCTTCTGGTGTTAAGGCTATTGTTGGTGATTTCTCTCGTGTTCATTGGGGTTTCCAGCGTAACTTCCCGATCGAGCTGATCGAGTATGGCGATCCGGATCAGACTGGGCGTGACTTGAAGGGCCATAATGAGGTTATGGTTCGTGCCGAGGCTGTGCTGTATGTTGCGATTGAGTCGCTTGATTCGTTTGCTGTTGTGAAGGAGAAGGCTGCACCGAAGCCTAATCCTCCGGCCGGTAACTGATACAAGATAAGCGAATGTGTACTATGTGCAGGGGGTGGTGTTGATGGGTATCATTTTGAAGCCTGAGGATATTGAGCCTTTCGCCGATATTCCTAGAGAGAAGCTTGAGGCGATGATTGCCGATGTGGAGGCTGTGGCTGTCAGTGTCGCCCCCTGTATCGCTAAACCGGATTTCAAATATAAGGATGCGGCTAAGGCTATTCTGCGCAGGGCTTTGTTGCGCTGGAATGATACCGGGGTTTCGGGTCAGGTGCAGTATGAGTCTGCGGGCCCGTTTGCTCAGACTACACGGTCGAATACGCCCACTAATTTGTTGTGGCCTTCTGAGATTGCTGCGTTGAAGAAGTTGTGTGAGGGTGATGGTGGGGCTGGTAAAGCGTTCACTATCACCCCGACTATTAATAGTAGATATGCACATTCTGAGGTGTGTTCCACGGTGTGGGGTGAGGGTTGTTCGTGCGGGTCGAATATTAACGGCTGCGATGGTCCTTTGTGGGAGATATGATATGACCGGTTTTCCTTACGGTGAAACGGTTGTGATGCTTCAGCCGACTGTTCGTGTCGATGATCTTGGTGACAAGGTGGAGGATTGGTCTAATCCTGTCGAAACCGTGTACCATAATGTGGCCATCTATGCTTCCGTTTCGCAGGAGGATGAGGCCGCGGGGCGTGACTCTGATTATGAGCATTGGTCGATGCTTTTCAAGCAGCCTGTTGTGGGTGCCGGTTATCGTTGCCGGTGGCGTATTCGGGGTGTTGTGTGGGAGGCTGACGGGTCTCCTATCGTGTGGCATCATCCGATGTCTGGTTGGGATGCTGGTACGCAGGTTAATGTGAAGCGTAAGAAGGGCTGATGGGTTGTGGCTCGGGATGTGAATGTGAAGCTGAACTTGCCGGGTATTCGTGAGGTGTTGAAGTCTTCTGGGGTGCAGTCGATGTTGGCTGAGCGTGGCGAGAGGGTGAGGCGTGCGGCCTCGGCGAATGTGGGCGGTAACGCGTTTGATAGGGCCCAATACCGTAATGGTTTGTTGTCTGAGGTGCAGGTTCACCGTGTTGAGGCTGTGGCCCGTATTGGCACCACCTATAAGGGTGGGAAGCGTATTGAGGCGAAGCATGGCACGCTGGCCCGGTCGATTGGGGCTGCGTCGTGATCGTTTATGGTGACCCTAGGAAGTGGGCTAAACGTGTGCTCAAGGATGATGGCTGGCTGTCCGATATACCTTGTGTGGGGACGGTGCCTGATGATTTCAGCGGTGATCTGATTTGGTTGGCTCTTGATGGTGGCCCGCAGTTGCATGTGCGTGAGCGTGTGTTTTTGCGGGTGAACGTGTTTTCTGATATGCCTGATCGGGCTATGTCGCTAGCCAGGCGGGTTGAGGCTGTGCTGGCTGATGGTGTTGACGGTGACCCGGTGGTGTTTTGTCGGCGTTCTACTGGCCCTGATCTTTTGGTGGATGGTGCACGTTTTGATGTGTATTCGCTTTTTGAGCTGATATGTAGGCCTGCGGAGTCTGAATAAGCTTATTGTTTTTGTTTTAATGTAATTGTTTGATATTTAATGGGGGTTATGATGGCTGGAACACGTACAGCGTCTAATGTTCGCTCTGCTGTTACGGGTGACGTCTATATTGGTAAAGCTCATGCCGGTGACACTATTGATGGTGTGAAGACGGTTCCTGATGGGCTTACCGCTTTAGGGTACCTGTCTGATGACGGGTTTAAGATTAAGCCGGAGCGTAAAACGGATGATTTGAAGGCTTGGCAGAATGCGGATGTTGTTCGCACTGTGGCTACGGAGTCGTCTATCGAGATTTCTTTCCAGCTGATCGAGTCTAAGAAGGAGGTTATCGAACTGTTTTGGCAGTCGAAGGTTACTGCCGGATCCGATTCGGGTTCGTTCGATATTTCTCCGGGTGCCACCACTGGCGTGCACGCTTTACTGATGGATATTGTTGATGGCGATCAGGTTATTCGCTACTATTTCCCTGAGGTTGAGTTGATTGATCGTGACGAGATTAAGGGTAAGAATGGCGAGGTGTACGGGTATGGTGTGACGTTGAAGGCGTATCCTGCCCAGATTAATAAGAAGGGTGATGCGGTGTCTGGTCGGGGGTGGATGACGGCTTTAAAAGCTGATACTCCTCCGACTCCTCCGCCGGCCCCGGTTCCTCCGAAGCCTCAGCCGGATCCGAATCCTCCGTCCGATAACTGATACACGATTTTAGGGATTGTTGATAGATGAGTGACACTGGTTTCACGTTGAAGATTGGTGATCGTAGTTGGGTGTTGGCGGATGCGGAGGGGACGGCGCAGGCTGTTCCTGCCCGCGTTTTTCGTCGTGCCGCCAGGATTGCCCAGTCGGGGGAGTCTGCGGATTTCGCCCAGGTTGAGGTGATGTTTTCTATGTTGGAGGCTGCCGCCCCAGCGGATGCGGTGGAGGCCCTGGAGGGGCTTCCTATGGTTCGTGTGGCGGAGGTTTTCCGTGAGTGGATGGAATACAAGCCTGACGGTAAGGGTGCCTCGCTGGGGGAATAGTTTGGCTCCACGGCCTGATTGATGATTATCGTGGGGCCATCGAATACGATTTCCGCACCAAGTTTGGTGTTTCTGTTTATAGTGTTGGTGGCCCGCAGATGTGTTGGGGTGAGGCTGTCCGGCTGGCTGGCGTGTTGTGTACCGATACGTCTAGCCAGTTGGCGGCCCACTTGAATGGTTGGCAGCGCCCGTTTGAGTGGTGTGAGTGGGCTGTGTTGGACATGTTGGATCATTACAGGTCTGCTAATAGTGAGGGGCAGCCGGAGCCTGTGGCGAGGCCTACGGATGAGCGTAGGGCCCGGTTTACGTCTGGGCAGGTGGACGATATTTTGGCGCGTGTTCGTGCTGGTGGCGGGGTGTCTCGCGAGATTAATATTATGGGGTGAATAGTGTATGTCTGGTGAGATTGCTTCCGCATATGTGTCGTTGTATACGAAGATGCCTGGCCTGAAAAGTGATGTTGGTAAACAGCTTTCTGGGGTGATGCCTGCGGAGGGTCAGCGTTCGGGTAGCCTGTTTGCTAGCGGGATGAAGTTGGCGCTTGGTGGTGCGGCGATGATGGGTGCCATCAATGTTGCTAAGAAGGGTCTCAAGTCGATTTATGATGTGACTATTGGTGGCGGTATTGCTCGCGCTATGGCTATTGATGAGGCTCAGGCTAAACTGACTGGTTTGGGTCATACGTCTTCTGACACGTCTTCGATTATGAATTCGGCTATTGAGGCTGTGACTGGTACGTCGTATGCGTTGGGTGATGCGGCGTCTACGGCTGCGGCGTTGTCTGCTTCGGGTGTGAAGTCTGGCGGGCAGATGACGGATGTGTTGAAGACTGTCGCGGATGTGTCTTATATTTCGGGTAAGTCGTTTCAGGATACGGGCGCTATTTTTACGTCTGTGATGGCTCGCGGTAAGTTGCAGGGCGATGACATGTTGCAGCTTACGATGGCGGGTGTTCCTGTACTGTCTTTGCTTGCCAGGCAGACGGGTAAAACCTCGGCTGAGGTGTCGCAGATGGTGTCGAAGGGGCAGATTGATTTTGCCACGTTTGCGGCTGCGATGAAGCTTGGCATGGGTGGTGCTGCGCAGGCGTCTGGTAAGACGTTTGAGGGCGCTATGAAGAATGTTAAGGGTGCCCTGGGTTATCTTGGTGCTACGGCTATGGCGCCGTTTCTTAACGGGTTGCGGCAGATTTTTGTTGCGTTGAATCCGGTTATCAAGTCGGTGACGGATTCTGTGAAGCCGATGTTTGCGTCGGTTGATCAGGGGATTCAGCGGGTGATGCCGTCTATTTTGGCGTGGATTAACCGTATGCCGGGCATGATCACGAGAATGAATGCACAGATGCGCGCCAGGGTGGAGCAGTTGAAGGGCGTTTTTGCAAGGTTGCATTTGCCGGTCCCTAAAGTGAATTTGGGTGCCATGTTTGCGGGTGGCACAGCGGTGTTTGGTGTTGTGGCTGCCGGTGTGGGGAAGTTTGTTGCAGGGTTTGCCCCGTTGGCGGTGTCGTTGAAGAATCTACTGCCGTCGTTTGGTGCTTTGAAGGGTGCCGCTGGCGGGCTTGGCGGCGTGTTTCGCGCCTTGGGTGGCCCTGTTGGTATTGTGATCGGCTTGTTTGCTGCCATGTTTGCTACGAACGCCCAGTTTCGTGCCGCTGTTATGCAGCTTGTTGGTGTGGTTGGCCAGGCGTTGGGCCAGATTATGGCGGCTATTCAGCCGCTGTTTGGTTTGGTTGCCGGGATTGTGGCACAGTTGGCGCCAGTGTTTGCCCAGATTATCGGTATGGTTGCCGGTTTGGCTGCCCAGCTTATGCCTGTGATTGGTATGCTTGTCGCCCGGCTGGTTCCTGTGATCACGCAGATTATTGGTGCGGTGACACAGGTTGCTGCCATGTTGTTGCCTGCGCTTATGCCGGTGCTTCAGGCTGTTGTGGCTGTGATACGGCAGGTTGTTGGTGTAATCATGCAGTTGGTGCCTGTTTTGATGCCTGTGATTCAGCAGATTTTGGGTGCGGTCATGTCTGTTCTGCCGCCTATCATCGGCCTGATTCGGTCGCTGATACCAGTCATCATGTCGATTATTCGTGTGGTGGTGCAGGTTGTTTCGGTTGTGTTGCAGGTGGTGGCCCGCATTATTCCGGTTGTGATGCCGATTGTGACAGCTGTGATCGGGTTTGTTGCACGTATTCTTGGCGCTATTGTGTCTACTGAAGCCCGGATTATTGGGACTGTCGCTCGTGTCATCTCATGGGTTGTGAATCATTTAGTGTCTGGCGTGAGGTCTATGGGCACGGCCATCGTGAATGGCTGGAATCATATTAGAGCGTTTACATCAGCGTTTATTAACGGTTTCAAGTCGGTTATTTCTGGCGGCGTGAACGCGGTTGTGGGGTTTTTTGCCCGGCTGGGTTCTTCGGTTGCCGCCCATGTGAGGTCTGGTTTTAACGCGGCCCGTGGCGCTGTTTCTTCCGCCATGAACGGGATACGTAGTGTTGTGTCTTCGGTGGCGTCTGCTGTTGGCGGGTTTTTCAGTTCGATGGCGTCTAGGATTCGTAGTGGTGCTGTGCGCGGGTTTAATGGTGCCCGAAGTGCGGCTTCTTCTGCTATGCATGCTATGGGGTCTGCGGTGTCTAGTGGTGTTCATAGTGTGTTAGGTTTTTTCCGGAATTTGCCTGGCAATATTTGGCGTGCGCTTGGTAATATGGGGTCCCTGTTGGTGTCTGCTGGCCGTGATGTGGTGTCTGGTTTGGGTAATGGTATCCGGAATGCTATGAGTGGCCTGTTGGATACGGTGCGTAATATGGGTTCTCAGGTTGCTAATGCGGCGAAGTCGGTGTTGGGTATTCATTCCCCGTCGAGGGTGTTTCGTGACGAGGTTGGCCGTCAGGTTGTTGCCGGTTTGGCTGAGGGTATCACGGGGAATGCTGGTTTGGCGTTGGATGCGATGTCGGGTGTTGCTTCGCAGCTTCCGGATGCTGTGGATGCCCGGTTTGGTGTGCGATCGTCTGTGGGCTCGTTTACCCCGTATGACCGGTATCGGCGTGCGAGTGAGAAGAGTGTTGTGGTGAATGTTAACGGGCCCACGTATGGTGATCCTAACGAGTTTGCGAAGCGGATTGAGCGTCAGCAGCGTGACGCTTTGAACGCTTTGGCTTACGTGTGATTGGGGGTGTGGTTCATGTTTCTTCCTGACCCGTCTGATCGTTCTGGTTTGACTGTTACCTGGTCTATGGATCCGCTGTTTGGCGATGAGCGTGTGCTTCATTTGACGGATTATACGGGTGCGTCTCCTGTCATGTTGTTGAATGATTCGTTGCGTGGTTTGGGTGTTCCTGAGGTGGAGCATTTTTCTCAAACTCATGTTGGGGTTCATGGCTCGGAGTGGCGCGGGTTTAATGTGAAGCCTCGCGAGGTGACTTTGCCTGTCCTGGTGTCGGGTGTTGACCCGGATCCGGTGGGCGGGTTTCGTGACGGTTTCATGAAAGCCTATGACGCGTTGTGGTCTGCTTTTCCTCCCGGCGAGGAGGGGGAGTTGTCGGTGAAGACTCCTGCCGGCAAAGAGCGTGTGCTGCGGTGCCGGTTTGATTCGGCTGATGACACGTTTACGGTGGATCCGGTGAACAGGGGGTATGCGCGTTATCTGTTGCATTTGACGGCTTATGACCCGTTTTGGTATGGGGATGAGCAGAAGTTTCGTTTCAGTAACGCGAAGTTGCAGGATTGGTTGGGTGGCGGCCCTGTTAATAAGAAGGGTACCGCTTTTCCTGTGGTGTTGACGCCTGGTGTTGGTTTGGGCTGGGATAACCTGTCTAACAGGGGTGATGTGCCTGCGTGGCCTGTGATTCGTGTTGAGGGCCCGTTGGAGTCGTGGTCTGTGCAGATTGATGGTTTGCGTGTGTCTTCGGATTGGCCTGTCGAGGAGTATGATTGGATCACTATTGATACGGATCCTCGTAAGCAGTCTGCGTTGTTGGACGGGTTTGAGGATGTGATGGATCGTTTGACGGAGTGGGAGTTTGCGCCTATCCCGCCTGGCGGTTCGAAGAGTGTGAATATTGAGATGGTTGGTTTGGGTGCCATTGTTGTGTCGGTGCAGTACAGGTTTTTGAGGGCTTGGTGAATGGTTGATGGCTGGTCTTGTTCCGCATGTAACATTGTTTACACCTGATTATCGCCGTGTGGCGCCTATCAATTTTTTTGAGTCGTTGAAACTGTCGTTGAAGTGGAATGGTTTGTCTACGCTTGAGTTGGTGGTGTCTGGTGATCATTCTAGGCTTGACGGGTTGACGAGGCCGGGTGCGCGGCTGGTTGTTGATTATGGTGGTGGCCAGATTTTTTCTGGGCCTGTGCGTAAGGTGCATGGTGTTGGTCCTTGGCGTTCTTCGCGTGTGACTATCACGTGTGAGGATGATATTCGTCTGTTGTGGCGTATGTTGATGTGGCCTGTGAATTATCGTCCTGGTTTGGTTGGTATGGAGTGGCGTGCGGACAGGGATTATGCCCATTATTCGGGTGCGGCGGAGTCGGTGGCTAAGCAGGTGTTGGGGGATAATGCTTGGCGGTTTCCGCCTGGTTTGTTTATGAACGATGATGAGAGTCGTGGACGGTTCATTAAGGATTTTCAGGCCCGGTTCCACTTGTTTGCGGATAAGTTGTTGCCGGTGTTGTCGTGGGCTCGGATGACTGTCACGGTGAACCAGTTTGAGAATGCGAAGTTTGATCAGCGGGGTTTGGTGTTTGATTGTGTGCCGGCTGTGATCCGGACGCATGTGTTGACTGCCGAGTCTGGTTCGATTGTGTCGTGGGAGTATGTGCGTGACGCCCCGAAGGCTACTTCGGTGGTGGTTGGTGGCCGCGGCGAGGGCAAAGATCGGCTGTTTTGCGAGGATGTTGATTCTGCGGCCGAGGATGACTGGTTTGATCGTGTCGAGGTGTTTAAGGATGCCCGTAACACGGATTCCGAGAAGGTGCATCTCATCGATGAGGCTGAGCATGTGCTGCAAGAGTCGGGGGCCACGTCGGGGTTTAAGATCGAGTTGGCTGAGTCGGATGTGTTGCGGTTTGGGCCAGGAAATTTGATGCCGGGTGATTTGATTTATGTGGATGTGGGCTCTGGGCCTATCGCAGAGATTGTTCGGCAGATTGATGTGGAGTGTGATTCGCCTGGTGACGGTTGGACGAAAGTGACACCGATTGCTGGGGATTATGAGGATAATCCGTCGGCGTTGTTGGCTCGCCGTGTGGCTGGTTTGGCTGCGGGTGTGCGGGATTTGCAAAAATTCTAGAAAAGATGAGGGGTTTGTTGTGGGTATTGTGTGTAAAGGGTTTGATGGTGTGTTGACCGAGTATGATTGGGCTCAAATGTCTGGTCTGATGGGTAATATGCCGTCTGTGAAAGGGCCGGATGATTTTCGTGTCGGCACGACGATTCAGGGTTCCACGGTGTTGTGTGAGGTCCTGCCGGGGCAGGCTTGGGCTCACGGGGTGATGTGCACGTCTAATAGTGTTGAGACGGTGACAGGGCAGCTTCCGGGACCGGGTGAAACCCGCTACGACTATGTTGTCCTGTCGCGGGATTGGGAGCAGAATACGGCCAAGTTGGAGATTGTTCCCGGTGGGCGTGCGGAGCGTGCCCGTGACGTGTTGCGTGCGGAGCCTGGCGTGTTCCATCAGCAACTGTTGGCTACCCTGGTGGTGTCGTCTAACGGGTTGCGGCAGCAGCTTGACAGGAGGGCTATAGCTGCCCGTGTGGCGTTTGGGGAGTCTGCTGCGTGTGACCCGACCCCTGTGGAGGGTGACCGTGTGATGATGCCTTCGGGGGCTGTGTGGGCTAACCATGCTAACGAGTGGATGCTCCTGTCCCCGCGGATTGAGACGGGTTCTAAGCAGACCCAGTTTGGCGGGTCTGCTGTGTATGCTTACACGATCCCGTTTGCCCGGCCGTTTAGTAGCCCGCCTATCGTGGTGGCGTCTATGGCTACGGCGGCTGGGGGCACGACCCAGATTGATGTGAAAGCCTACAATGTGACTGCCAAGGATTTTAGTTTGGCGTTTATTACGAATGACGGGTCTAAGCCGAATGGTGTGCCTGCGGCGGCTAACTGGATTGCTGTCGGCGTGTAATGTACGGCTTGCGTATATGTGACGTGTTGTGGTGGTTGTAGTGGTAGGGGGCTGTAGTGTCATGGTTTACACCTACGCTTGTGGCCTCTCTTTGTACCGCTATCGCTACTGTTCTTGGTTCTATTCAGGCGGCTACGTACAGGTCGAAGAAGAGGCTTAGGCAGTTGTCTGCGCAGGTTGATGCGATGGAAGAGTACACGTGGAATATTCGCCATATTGTTCACCGCTATAACGCGAATCTGCCTGATGATGTTGAGCCGGTGAAGATGCCTGATTTACCCGAGTTTTTGAAGGATACTGTTGATGGTGGTGGGGGGTGAATTGTGAGGGAGTTGGAGGAGGAGAAGCGGCAGCGCCGCTCGTTTGAGACGGCTTCCCTGATACTGTTGTTCCTGTCGCTTGTCCTGTTGGCGGTGGTTGCCGGGGGTGCTTTGCGGTATGGTTCTGTGGCTTCGCAAAGGGATTCGGAGCAGGCTAAAGCCCAGTCTAATGGTACAGCCGCTAAGGGTTTGGCTGCCCGTGTGCGGCAGGTGTGTGCTTCTGGTGGACGGGAGTCGGTGCGGCTTCACCAGTCTGGTTTGTGTGTGGATGCTCAGCGTGTTGAGCGGAGTGTGCAGGGTGTGCCTGGTCCCGCCGGTGAGCGCGGTCCGCAAGGCCCGCAGGGGCCGGCTGGTGTTGACGGTTCGTCGGGTGTTGTGGGCCCTGTTGGTCCGCAGGGTTCCCCTGGTTTGAATGGTGTGAAGGGTCCTGACGGGCTGCCCGGCAGTGACGGCAAGGATGGTGTTTCGGGCCGTGCAGGCCCCGCTGGTGCCGATGGCACGAATGGATCTGATGGTAAGGATGGTAAGGATGGTGGCCGCGGCGATGTGGGCCCTTCGGGTCCTGCCGGCCCCCCTGGCGCGCAGGGTGAACGGGGTGAGCGTGGCCCCGCTGGTGCCGATGGCACGAATGGATCTGATGGTAAGGATGGTAAGGATGGTGCCGATGGCCGCTCGGTGATATCGATGTACTGTTCCGGGGGCCGCCTGGTTGTGAAATATAGTGACGGTACAGCCTCTACCGTGTCGGGTTCTGCGGCCTGCGAGAGGGTGAAACCATCACCTGTGGTTACCGTATCATCCCATAGGTGAACAAGAAGAGGGAAGGGTGTTACTCATGTTGATTGTGTTTGGTGGTGGTGTGTGGTGAGATACATTCCAGCGGCGCACCACTCAAGCGGTTCTAATAGTCCGGTGAACAGGGTTGTGATTCACGCGACATGCCCGGATGTGGGGTTTCCGTCCGCGTCCCGTGCGGGTCGGGCGGTGTCCACGGCAAACTATTTCGCTTCCCCATCGTCTGGCGGTTCGGCGCATTATGTGTGTGATGTTGGGGAGACGGTGCAGTGCTTGTCGGAGTCTACGATTGGTTGGCATGCCCCGCCTAATCCGCATTCTTTGGGTATAGAGATTTGCGCGGATGGTGGTTCGCACGCCTCGTTCCGTGTGCCAGGCCATGCTTACACTCGGGAGCAGTGGCTTGATCCGCAGGTGTGGCCCGCGGTGGAGAGGGCCGCCATCCTGTGCCGGCAGTTGTGTGACAGGCATGGTGTTCCGAAAAGGAAACTGTCTGTGGCCGATTTGAAGGCCGGTAAACGTGGTGTGTGCGGGCATGTGGATGTGACGGATGCGTGGCATCAGTCGGATCATGACGATCCGGGGCCGTGGTTTCCGTGGGACAAATTTATGGCTGTGGTGAATGGCCACGGCGGCGGTTCCAGTAGTGAGGAGTTGAGTATGGCTGATGTGAAAGCGTTACATAATCAGATTAAACAGTTGTCGGCACAGGTGGCCCAGTCGGTGAACCAGCTGCACCACGATGTTGGTGTGGTTCAGGTTCAGAATGGTGATTTGGGTAAACGTGTCGAGGCCTTGTCGTGGGTGAAGAATCCTGTGACCGGGAAGCTGTGGCGCACTAAGGATGCTTTGTGGAGTGTCTGGTATTACGTGCTGGAGTGTCGTAGCCGTATTGACAGGCTCGAGTCTGCTGTCAACTATGTGAAAAAGTGATGGTGGTTTGTTGTGGGTAAACAGTTTTGGTTAGGTCTGCTGGAGCGGGCGTTAAAGACTTTTGTTCAAACGTTTGTGGCTGTGTTGGGGGTGACGGCTGGTGTCACGTATACTGCGGAGTCGTTTCGTGGTTTGCCGTGGGAGTCTGCCCTGATTACGGCCGGGGTTGCTGCTGTCCTGTCGGTGGCTACCTCGTTTGGTAGCCCGTCGTTTGTGGCCGGCAAGCCAAGCAAGCCTCAGGTGGATGCGGGTTTGGTTGAGCCGCATATGGTTGATGTGTCGGATCCTGGCATGATCGAGCCTGTAGATGATGCTGGTTTTGGCGGCTATGAGCCGAAGCGGGCTGCCGAGTCGGAGGTTGGCACGGTAGAGTCTACTGTTGCATAAGTGAATATAGATGTGTGCCCCAGCGGTGCTGCCTCGATTGTGTGGTGGTTGCTGCTGGGGCACTATTTTTGTGTCTATAGTATTTTATGATTCGTTGCTGTCGATGGTGTCTTCGAGCATCTGATACAGATGGAGGCAGGTGGAGATGGTTTCGCTGGCCTGGTCGAGAACGTTCCGGCCGATAACGTTTTTGTGGTTGTCGCGGTGGCGGATGATAGCCCACATGATCTCGTCGGCTGCCGCCTGTAATAGTTTTGCCTGGTATGCGATTCCGGCGAGCCAGTCTAGTGCTTCCGGGCTTGCCCGTGTGTCGTCTGGAATGCCACTGGCGTTGCTGTTGCTTGTGGGGTGTCCTGCACTGTCGCATAGCCACAGGATTTCGCTGCACTCGTCTAGCGTGTCTTGGTCGATAGCGAGATCGTCGAGGCTGACATTGTTGACGGTAAGGTTCACGTTGTCGAGGGAGATGGGTACACCGTACTGGTTTTCGACACTGTTAACAATGTTTTGTAGTTGTTGCATGTTGGTGGGCTGTTGTTGGACGATACGGTGTATCGCTGTGTTGAGGGTGGTGTAGGTGATGTTGTGTGTGTTGTCCATGGTTTTTATGCCATTCCTTCGTTATCGTCTGGCATGTAGTATGTGCTGTTTGCGTACTCGGTTAACGTCATCAGTGTTTGGTCTGCCCACTGTTTCACAGTCTGCCTTGTCACTCCGAGTCGTTGGGCGGCTGTGGCGTAGGTTTGGTCGTATCCGTATACTTCCCGGAATGCTGCCAATCTAGCTAAATGTTTCCTCTGTTTGGAGGGTTCACAGGTGAGGGTGTAGTCGTCGATGGCTAGCTGTAGATCGATCATGGTGGCAATGTTGTTGCCGTGGTGTTGTGGCGCGGTTGGTGGGGGTGGCATGCCCGGCTCCACGGAGGGTTTCCATGGGCCGCCGTTCCAGATCCATTGGGCGGCTTGGATGATGTCGGCGGTGGTGTAGGTTCGGTTCATGTGTCACCCCTTGAACAGGTCGTTGCTGGTGGTGGTGTCGAATCGTCCGACGCAGTGGCAGTAGTCGTACATGAGTTTAATAATGTGTTGGTGGTCTCCCAAATAGGTGTTTCCGCTGATACTGTAGGTGGCTGTGCCGTCTTTACTGATGGTGTATTTGGCGGTGATGGTTTCGGGGTTTTCGGTGTCGGTGATGATGGCTGTGGTGGTGGTGCCTACGGTTTGGAGCACGGTGGTTTGGGTTCCGTCGTCGATGGTGGTTTTAACCATGGTGTGTGTTCTCCCCTTTTAGTTGCTGGTTTGGTTGTCGGCTAGATGAATGATGTCGGGTAAGGGTTTCGGCTGGTCTAAATGTTGTGTGGTTTTGTTGGCTAAACGTTTGGCTACCCTGTAGCACATTTTGGTGTAGTGTTTGTTGTCGAGGTTGTGGTATTGTTCCCGCACCGCAATATATAGCAGGGAGTCTTGGTATAGGTCGTCTGCACTGATTGCGGGGTAGTGTGCGGCTGTTTTGGTGCATGCCCGGTTGAGTGTGCGTAGATGATGGTCTGTGGCCCACACCCACGATGCGGTGGTGGCCAGGTCTGCTTTTGTTGGTCGTCGGCTCATGGCATCTCTTTCATCTGGCTATCTGGTAGTTGTTTGGTGTTTTGTTGTTGATAGTGTAGCACACGAGTCCGGGATTTCCGGTGGTGCCCGTCTTGTGCCGGTACCATGTGGATTCGCCTTCCATGGATGGGCATTGGATGAAGGTGCGTTGTCCTTGTTCGGAGATTTCGAGGTGGTGCCGGTGCCCTGCCATGAGAATATGAGATGTGGTGCCGTTGTGGAATTCTTGTCCGCGCCACCAATCATAGTGTTTGCCGGTGCGCCATTGGTGGCCGTGGGCGTGCAGTATCCGTGTGCCTGCCACGTCTACGGTGGTGGTCATTTCGTCTCGGCTAGGGAAATAAAAGTGTAGGTTGGGGTAGTTGTTGGTGAGTTGGTAGGCTTCTGCGATGGCGCGGCAGCAGTCTACGTCGAAGGAGTCGTCGTAGGTGGTGACTCCTTTGCCGAAGCGTACGGCTTCTCCGTGGTTGCCGGGGATGGATGTGATGGTCACATTTTTGCAGTGGTCGAATTGGTGGACGAGTTGCATCATGGCCATGCGGGTGAGCCTGATTTGTTCCGTCAAGGGGGTTTGTGTGCGCCAGGCGTTGTTGCCGCCTTGTGACACGTATCCTTCGATCATGTCGCCGAGGAATGCGATGTGGACTCGCTCGGGTTTGCCTGCTTGTTGCCAGTAGTGTTTAGCTGATGTGAGGGTGTGTAGGTAGTCGTCGGCGAAGTGTGATGTTTCTCCGCCGGGGATGCCTTTGCCGATTTGGAAGTCTCCTGCCCCGATGACGAAGGCCGCGGTGCTGTAGTCGGTGCGGGTGTCTTGTTCGGGTTTTGGGGGTGTCCATTCGGCTAGCTTGTCGACGAGTTCGTCCACAGGGTAGGGGTTTGTTGCGGGTTGGTGGTCGATGATTTTTTGTACGGATCGGCCTGTTTCTCCGTTGGGGAGTGTCCATTCGGAGATGCGTGTGCGGCGTACAGTACCATTGGCTAGATTGTCGTCGATGGCGTTGTCGTGGTTGGCTAGTTGTGTGAGTAGCCGGTCTATGTTGTCTATCACTGGGTATCCTCTTCTGTTTGTGGGGTGTTGGCTTGTTTGCGGCGGTAGTCTTTGATAACGGTGGCGGAGATGGGGTATCCGGCTTGGGTGAGTTGTTGTGCTAGCCATGAGGCGGGGATGGACCTGTCGGCGAGCACGTCTGCAGCCTTGTTGCCGTAGCGTTGGATGAGGGTTTCAGTTTTGGTTGCCATGATGTCCTAGTGGTTGTGTGGTGGGCTGCCATCCTGTGCGGCAGTCGCCGTCGTGTCCTGGTTTGCGGGTGCACCACGATACGGTTCCGTCTGTGTGGTTGAGTGTTTTACCGCACATGACGTTTTGTAGATGTTCTGGTAGTGCGCCGTCACTCTGGTTGCTGGTTTGTGTGTCGAAGAGTGTTTTCTGGTTGGTGAAATGCTCGGACACGGTGCCGTTGTGTACGGGTAGTATCCATGTTTTCCATTGTTGTTGCATCCGGGTGTTCCAGTGGAATTGTTTGGCCGCGTTTTCGGCTTGTTTAGCGGTTTTGTAGTAGCCGACTAGTATGCGCTGATGCTCGTTGTCTGGCTGGTGTGGCCCTTTCCAGTATTGTGCCGCCACGGCGTAGCGGTTGCTGGCTGTGAAGATGTTCCAGCAGTATTCTATAATGTGCTGTAGTACACTATCGGGAATGTCTCGTGCTTGGTTTTCGTTAAGCCATTCTTCAACAATGATGTTGCGTATGGCGTGTTTGTCTTTGGTGGTGGGTTTGAACGAGATACTCACGATAGCACCGGCTGGTCGTCTTGCATGAACTGGTTGAAGGTGTTGTTCCCGGCGTGTTGTGCTTGTGTGATTTGCTGGTCGGTCCAGTCGGGGTGTTGCTGTTTCAAATAGTACCAGTGGCACGCATTGTAGGTTTCGTCTTGTAGCCGGGTGAGATGGTTTTCGGTGATGATTTGTTTCCACATAGTCCATGACACGTCTAGCCGGTCCAATATTTCCATTGCTGGAATGTTGAACTGGTTCAGGAAGAGTATTTCGTGGGTGTAGTATTCCTTCTCGTATTGGTTCCATCCGCTTCGGTGCCTGTTGGGCTGGTTTTTGGGGTAGGCTTCCCGGCATACTTTGTGTAAACGCTTGGCCATGTCGTCGGGTAGTTTAATGTCGGGGTTGGCGCGGATCATGGATCGCATCCCATCATATGTGGTGCCCCAGGTGTGCATGATGTAGGTGGGGTCTTCACCATCAGCCCATTTTTCTGCACAGATGGCGAGGCGGATACGCCTCCTGGCTGTTTGGCTGGTGTTGCGCCGGTTGGGGATGGGGCACGTGTCGAGGGGATCCATGATGTTTTTATGCCTTTCTTGGTTTCGTGTTGTTGACAGGTTTTACTGTAGCACAGTGTCTAGTGCTTGTGTCAACCCTGTTTTGCCGGCCTGCAGGTAGGTGTCTGTGACATCCCCGACAGTGAGGGGCACATGGATGGCTTGGGGGAGCGCGGTTTGGATGGTTTGGGCCATCTGATCGCCCGCTTTGTCTGGGTCGGACCAGATGTAGATGTGGTCGTAGCCTTCGAAGAATTTGGTCCAAAAGTTTTGCCACGAGGTGGCTCCGGGTAGTGCGACGGCCGACCATCCGCATTGTTCGAGGATCATGGAGTCGAATTCGCCTTCGCAAATGTGCATTTCGGCTGCCGGGTTGGCCATGGCGGCCATGTTGTAGATGGAGCCTGTGTCCCCGGCGGGGGTTAAGTATTTGGGGTGGTTGTGGGTTTTGCAATCATGCTGGAGTGAGCAGCGGAAACGCATTTTTCGTATTTCGGCTGGCCCTTCCCAGACGGGGTACATGTAGGGGATGGTGATGCATTGGTTGTAGTTTTCGTGGCCTGGGATGGGGTCATTGTCGATGTATCCAAGGTGGTGGTAGCGGGCTGTTTCTTCGCTGATGCCTCTTGCCGAGAGCAGGTCGAGTATGTTTTCGAGGTGGGTTTCGTAGAGGGCCGAGGCTTTCTGGATTCGGCGGCGTTCCGCAATGTTGTATGGGCGTATACTGTCGTACATTCGGGTTTCTTTCTTCGAGTTGTTGTTTCAGTTTGTGGAGTCCGCCTCCGATGCCGCATGTGTGGCAGTACCAGACGCCCTTGTCGAGGTTGATGCTCATGGAGGGCTGGTGGTCGTCGTGGAACGGGCAGAGGATGTGTTGCTCGTTTCTGGACGGATTGTACCGTATGTGGTGGGTGTCGAGGAGGCGGCAGGTGTCAGAGGTGTGGGAGGAGCTCGTTGAGGGTTGATACCACATAGGCTTCGCTCCAGGGTTTGTTGCGCTGTTTCATGATGACGAGTCCGATGGTGGATTGGTTTTCTCGGTTTCGGTGGGTTTCGTAGTTGCGTGCCTCCCGGCTGGCTTGTTTCACGAATTCGGCGAGGTGGGGCTGGCCGGCTTTCGCTTCGAGAATGTAGGTTTTGTTGCCGGTTGTGAGGATGAGGTCGCCTTCGTCTTCTTTACCGTTGAGGTGGAGGCGTTCGATATTGTGGCCGGTGTCGCGTAGCTGGTGTAGTAGTCGTGTTTCCCATTCTGCGCCTGCCCGGCGGTTGCGTGCCTGCTGTGTGGCCATCATAGTCCTTTATGTTCTTGGGTCATGTTCCATGGCTGTTTTTCGACCAGGGGTCCGAAGAATGTGTATTCGGGGTAGGCTCTGAGCCGCTCGTATCGTGTTCCGTCTGGGCTGGATTTGCCGGTGCGCTGTTTGAGTACGGCGATGCGAGCCTCGGCTGGTATCGATAGGCCGTTGCCGTTGTCTTCGCCACCGTAGAGGGAGACTCCTAATATGAGTTGTGGTTTTTCGGAGAGGCCGTTTTTGATTTCCCTCCGTGCCGGGGGGTGTTCGATGTCGGAGCCGGTTTTGTCGGTTGCGTGGTGGGTGACAATAATGGTGGATCCGGTGTCGCGGCCTAATGCTGTGATCCATTGCATGGCTTCTTGCTGTGCCTGATAGTCACTCTCGCAGTCTTGGATGTCCATCAGGTTGTCGATGACGATGAGTGGTGGGAAGGTGTTCCACATTTCCATGTAGGCTTGCAGTTCCATGGTGATGTCGGTCCATGTGATGGGTGACTGGAATGAGAAGGTGATGTGTGCGCCGTGGTGGATGCTGTCTCGATAGTATTCTGGCCCGTAGGTGTCGATGTTGTGTTGTATCTGTTGGGTGGTGTGTTGGGTGTTGAGTGAGATGATTCGTGTGGAGGCCTCCCAGGGTGTCATGTCCCCTGATATGTAGAGGGCTGGCTGGTTGAGCATCGCGGTGATGAACATGGCTAGCCCGGATTTTTGGCTGCCGGACCGCCCCGCAATCATGACCAAATCCCCTTTGTGGATGTGCATGTCCTGGTTGTCATACAAGGGTGATAGTTGGGGTATGCGGGGTAGTTCGGCGGCTGTTTGGGAGGCCCTCTCGAAGGATCTTTGGAGAGAGAGCATCGGAGCCTTAATCTATCTGTTGGTTGGGTGTGTTTTGGCGGTCAGATGGAGTCGATGTCGATGTCAGCATCCGTAGGGGCTGTGGTGTCGTCTAGCTGGCCGTTGTCGCGCTTGTCTACGTATTCGGCAACCTTGTCGTAGATGGCGTCATCAAGGGGTTTGAGGACGACCGCGTTGAACCCGTTTTTGGTGCGTACGGTGGCGAGTTTGAAGGCCTGCTCTTCGCCAAGGTAGGCTTCGAGGTCGCGGATCATGGAGTGTGGGCGGTCGTTGTTGCCGCGTGCTTTTTCGATGATGGCGTTGGGGATGGTTTCTGGGGTGCTGTTGTTGAGATCCTGGAGGGTGTGGAAGATGGTGACATCGGCGTAAATACGGTCGGCGGTCTGTCCGCCGTAGCCTTCGGTGTTGTGCTGGACGTCGCGGATTTTGAAGGCGATGGCGGTGGCGTCCTGGTTTCGGGACGGGTTGAAGAAGGTGCTGTTGCTGTTGTTGCGGTAGTTTGCGAGTCCCATTGTTGTTTCCTTTACTATTTGTGTTGGTTTTTGTTGTCTTATATTGGTTTATCGGGTGAGGCTGTTTCGTTTGCTGCGGAACGCCTCAGACACGTCACTGTTACTGGTGATGATCTTCTTGTACTTTTTGAGGAGATCGGCTAGCTGTGTCTTGCTGGTGGCTTTGTTGATTTTGTTGATGATGATGTCGTTTTCCTGGTTGGCGATTTTGTTGACGTAGTCTTTGGCGGCTTTATCGTATCGGTCTTGAAGCAGGATTGCTGCGCTAGCGATGAGGGTTGCGAGGTCCCAGTCTTTGGATACGGTTTCGTCTTTCAATCCTCCCAATAAATCGATAATGGATTGTTTGATGTCTTCTGCGGTGTCTCCTCGGATGACTGTCCATGGGGCAGCATAGTCGCCACCGTATTTGAGTGTGATAGTTAGCTTTCCGTTGTCTGTGGTGTGCTCGTCGGTCACGTGTTTTCCTTTTCTTTACTGTCTGTTTGGGGTGGCTGTACGGTGGTTTCTACCGGGTATCTGTACGAGTTTTTCCCGTTGACGGCCCAGCAGGCGTCCCGGACGGGGCATCCTTTGCAGAGTGCGGTGACGTGGGGTACGAAGATGCCTTGACTGATTCCTTTCATTGCTTGACTGTACATGGATGATACATGCCGATAGGTGTTGTTGTCAAGGTCGTAGAGTTCGGTTGCTGTGCCCTGCTCGACTGATTGCTCGTCTCCCCTGGTGGTGGCGGGTGTCCAAAACATGCCTTTCGTCACATGGATGCCGTGTTGGGCGAGCATGTACCGGTATGTGTGCAGCTGCATACTGTCTGCGGGTAGGCGTCCGGTTTTGAGGTCCACAATGAAGGTTTCACCCGTATTTGTATCTGTGAATACCCGGTCGATGTAGCCAACGATCTGGGTACCGTCGGGGAGGGTGGTTTCTACTGGGTATTCGATGCCTGGCTGGCCGTCAATAACAGCGGTGGCGTATTGTGGGTGGTTGCGCCTCCATGTTTTCCACCGGTCAACAAAGGTGGGGCCATACATCATCCACCAATTGTAGTCTTTCTTGTTGGGGCCCCCGCTTTCGCACATGTTTTTGCATATTCTGCCGGAGGGTTTGATGTTTGTGCCTTCGGATTCGGCGAGGGCGATTTGGGTGTCGAAAATGTTTGTGAAGGATGAGAGTTTGTCTGGAAGTGCAGGGTATTCGTCGGGGTTGTACAGGTGGAGATCATACATTTCGGTGATGTGGTGTATGGCGCTTCCGGCGATGGTGGCGTACCAGGTGTGGTGTTGGGTGTGGTAGCCGTGGGATAGGCGCCATTTTTCTCCGCATTCGGCCCACTGTGACAGTGATGAGTAGGAGATGTGGCCTGGATGGTGGATGGTTTTCGGGTATTGTGCTAGAGGCATTACTTGTCGCCTTTGTTGGTGTTCCATGGGTTGCGGGTGTCTACCCCGGCATCGTGTTGCTGGTAGGCGAGGAGTGCTAGGCAGTGCCAGGCGGCATGTGCCAGGTGGGGTAGCCCGGATTCATCATCGAGGTTGTTTCCTTGCTGCCATGATAGCAGGTGCCTGTAGAGGGCGTCAACGCTGTGGCTCCACGGGTATCCGCCGGTCCAGTTGTTGTCGCCGTATTTCGTGGCACCGTATCCGGCCACGGAGCCGAGGGCGTATAAGGATGTGGGGTCGATGAGGGATAGCCTGCAGAGTTTCAATTCTTTCTTGGCGCCAGTGTCAGGGTCGGTGTACATGCTGGTGGGTTCATCCATGGGGTGTGTGCTCCTTGAGTGTGGGTTACTGGTTGGGGTTGTGGGCGAGTGCTACGGCGAGGATAATGATGGCGAGGGTTTCTGCGATGATGATGGGTGTTGTGATCATTTGGTGTCGCGGGGATTGGTGGTGAGGGTTGAGGCGCCTAGGAGGGTGGTGAGGGCGCATGCGGCGATGATGGCGAGGGCGGCTTTGTGTGGGGTGCCGGTGGCGTACATCCATGTGATGATGCCGCCTTGGATCCAGGCGAGTGTGGTGAAGAACGTTTCGTAGCTGTGTAGCTCAATGTTGTTGTTGGGTGTGTTCATTTTTGCTCCTGGATGATGGTGTTGATGGTTTTGTAAATGTTGTACAGGTCGGCTTCGATGGTTTGTAGCTGTTTGATTTGGTGGTCGAGGTTAATGTCTGGGTTGAGGGTGTTGATGCGGGAGGCAATATCGGTGGCTGTGCGTAGTGTGCCGCCGGTGTGGTGAATAATGTGTGCCGTGTCGGCGAGTCCGGTGGTGACAGCGTAGTGGGAGAGGAGAGGCGTGGCGGTCCTTGACGGGGTTACTGTTGCGGGTTGATGTTGAGGTCGGTGACGTGCGGGTGTTCTTCTGTTCCTGTGACGAGGCAGTGGACGGTGACGGGTAGTTTGGATGCTCCCGGCTGGCGGACAGTTGCGCCGTAGACGATGCTGAACGTGTCTTTGCCAATAATTTTGTGGAGTTGGAGGTCAATGTCGGGGTTGCCGTTCCAGTTGACACCCTGTGCTGCGGCCTGTTGTTCAGCCTTGTCATTGCAGGTGTGTGCCGCGGTGATCATGGTGAGACCCTTGCTGGTTTCTTCACCCCGTGTTTGGGCTTGCCGGTGGGCTTTGGCCTGCTCGGCTTGTAGGGAGCGGACTGCGGCGGCCTGGCGTGCCTTCTTTTCGGCTTTGCGCTGCTGTGCGGTTTCAGGTGTCCATTCGGTGTTGGCTGTGGTGGCTTGTGGGGCTGGCTGTGAGGCGAGTGGCGGGTTGTCGCCTGGGGCTGGCATGAATGAGGCTGCGGCGATGATGGCGAGAGTGGCGCCGGCGATGGTGTAACCTGTTTTCTTGTTCATGGCTTTGTGTTCCCCTTTCCGGGGTGTTATTCGTTGCTGACATGATTAATACTTTCAGCGGCTGGGCCCACTGTCAAGGCTGCGCTCAGTTTGTGTGAGCGATACTTGTGTGGCTAGGGGTTTTATCCTTGAGGTATGACAGGTCACGTCCTTGCGTCCAGTAGCCGAGACGATTACGCTTCATACCCTTAGCCTCCATCTCGTCCACTGTGAGGCACCTGCGGCGATTGGGGCCTTCCTTGACCCCGTGATCGCCTACACGGTGCATGTCCCCGGCATAAGTGCCATTAAATGTTTCGTGGCAGATTGTGCAGTGTTCGGGTCGGTATCCGATGATTGTGCTATCGCACTTGTGGCATGTCCATTGCATGATTGGTCCTTATTTCGTGTTTTAAGCTTGTACTCTGAGGATTAGAGCGACTTTCAGCCCTTGGGGGTAGGATTATATAGGTCAGGTATTTCTAGGCGATTCTAGGCTCGTTGTGTGTGGTTGGGGTTATCGGGCGCATAGGGTGAGGAGTTGGCCAACATTGATGCGGGTCACGTTCCAGTAGAGTTGTGTCGCCTCCGCCTGTGTGAGCGGCTTCCACTCGTCATGGCTGAACACGGTGCCATCGGATGCGATGAATGTGTTGGGGCGTAGCTTGTGGAGTTCGGTCTCTACACGCTGACGGTAGGTTTCGGCGAGGCCCTCGAAATCGAGGTGGTCGCAGGAGAGGTTTTCGAGGCGTGTCAGGTCGAAAGGCTCCGGGCAGTCGTAGCTGGCGGGGCTGTAGAGCTGGGTGAAGTGGTTGGCGATCTTCTGCATGGCGGGTTCCTTTTCTCGTGTGGTGGGTTGATGGTTTTTATCGTGTGGATGCGACAAGGATGGCGTCTACATCGATCATGTCGATGAGATCATGGAGTTCCTCGGCCTCATTCTCGGAGAGGTGGCGCCAGTCAGGTGGCCCGTATAGGGCGCCGTCGAGGGTGATAGTCCACAGGGGCCGGATGAGTCGTATGGCTTCTTGTACTTTAGCGTGGTACATGCGGCGCACCATATCCAGATCCATGTCGCCTGAATGGTCTCCGGTGAGGCTGTGGAGGCTGAGGGGGTTGATTTCTGTCTGCCCGTAGAGGCTGGTGAATGATGGTGTGATGAGTGTGCCATCCATGAGAGTGTGCTCCTTTCGGTGGTGTAGGGGTTGTTGTGGTTTCTAGAGTGTGTAGGTTGTGACCCACAGTCAAGGCTGCGCTCATTCGGATTGAGCGTTTTAGGGGGTGTGTCGGGTGTGGCATGGAATCTACACCCCCATACTGTGTGAGATGTATCACATCCTCCCGGCTTGGTGTGCACCCTCGAGGCCACTCTGCCAATCTAGCGTGAAGGGTGTAGCCCAGAAATGCCGTTTAAAGCCTTCACACGGCGCCTAGGAGCGCCTTACAGGGTGGGGGCTAGGCATTCATACCCCCAAGCAATTCTGATCGATTCTAGACGCCCCCCAGGAGCCTGATACGCGATCCGCTATCCAGACACAGATCATCAGCCCCTATCCTGGTTAGCTAAGCCTCAACTATGTGGACAGTGTTGGTTACTGTGAGGGAAGAAGGACACGGTAAAAGAAAGAAGGGGGAGCATCAGCCTTCACACCTTCAAGCCTTAGGGTCTTAGCACTGAGCACCGAGCCCCCCAAGGGCTCGGCATCAGCCCGAGCAGGCTCAGCTCATCAGGCACAGCCCTGAAAGGGGTACACGCCCTCAGGGAAGGCTTGAGAGTACGAGGAGCCCTAGCGACGAGTACTCGAAAGCCTGAGGGAACACCCTCAGCACTGATGGGCCTAGCGTGTTCGGAAAGGACACAAGAGTGAAGTGTGACAGCTGTCCGGGAGTGAAACCCGTTCCGGCTAGGGGTTTCAGCCTTAACCACCCGTAAAGGTTACAAGACTCTAAGAAAATTTAAGAAAACTCTTAGGAAGAAAGTTGTGTTCATATCCCCCTAAAAACACCCAAAATAGCCCTCAAACCCGCCTATAGAGCCAAATCCACCAGTTTGACTCATCCCAGGTGGGGTATGATAGGCTGGACAGGTAGCCAGCTGGACGCAAGGCCAGAAAGTGCTAACGCACTTCCCGACCTCGCTTACCATCAGTCTACCAAACACTTAAAGACCTAAGGGCTTAGCGCTAAGTCCTTAAGACCTTAACGCTTAGCACCGAGCCCCCTCAAGGGCTCGGCATCAGTCTTAAAGTCTTAAACACTTTAAGTAACTTTAAAACCTTCAAGGCTTAGCCCCTAAGGATCTAAGTTACTATAAAAGCTTTAA